AGGCTCTTAAAGTAGGAACTCTATCCCCTATAGAACCTAAGCATATGGAACTTGAAATTGGTGAACCAAAACCAGTAAGACCTGCACCACCGGCGCCTGAAACATTACCACTTAACTATGAATCCATCGGCTTTGCTATCGGATTCAAGAAAGCCAGTGCTCAGGAAATATTAGAGTTGGCTAACGGTAATGCTGCTAGACTAATTCCAGCACTACAATGGTTATACAGACAAACTTCTGAGGAAGGATTACGTAAACGTATCCAAGAAATTACTTTAGAAGTACTTTTTGAAAACTAATTTAACAACGTATTAATGGAGGATTGACTTATGAAAAATGTACTTGATTTGGCTACTAGCTTATTGACTGAAACTGATGCTGATGTTATTAAATACGTATCCCCTATCTTAGTTATTGGGGGATTAATCGTATATGCTATTAAGAAAGATAAAGTTAAAGACTTTACTGAGTTAGTTGTTGAGACTAAAGGTCTTGTTGAAACTACACAGAGTGGCATTATTGATACCGCAATTGATGCACTTAAAAAATCTTCTAAGAAAAAGAAAGAAGAAAAATAATGGATGTAGGCAGCAAATTGAAATCGCTAATTCCTAATAGCCAGTTTGCTGCTGGTAAAAAGGAATTAGTGCTTCGTTGCCCATACTGTGGGCATACATCTTCCGCTGGGAAGAAACACATGTATATTGGCTTATCTCCTGATAAGCCTTACATGTTTAATTGCTTCAAATGTGAAGCAGGAGGATTAGTCAATAGAACTTTCCTTAATCTTTTAGACATTAGAGATGAAGAACTTATACAAGCTATTGATATCCACAATAAAGAGATGAGACAGAGTAGGAGTAATTCCTACTCTGCTAATCGCTTAAGAGAACCTCAAGTAGCATATGATGCATTTGAGGTAAACTATGATATATATCCTGATAAAGTGAATTATATCAATAGTCGTCTCGGTACTAATCTGTCAGTATCCGAGATGATGAATATGAAGATTATCTTCGATTTCTCTTTTTTTAAACGCCAGATCATGAGGTATCTGGGAGCTACAGAATCTGACTTTGAAAGAATTCAAAGGGACTATGTAGGATTCCTCTCAGTTAATAATACATCACTGTCTATGCGTTGTATTAGAGAAGTTGATAGTAAATACAGATATCTAATCTGTAAACTAGATGATAGAGATATTTATAATAAAGCTTTCTGTATACCATCTTGTATTCCATATACATCGGATAGAATCATGGTACATATAGCAGAAGGTCAATTTGATATTATATCTATATACAATAATATTACCAATAGATCTACTGGGATATACTTTGCAGCAGCTGGTAATAAATACTCAGCTATCTTAAGATATATCTTATCTAAAGGCATAATGTATATGGATATTCATTTATATTTTGATAATGACTCAGCTGGTGAAATAGCTAAAAGACAAATAGAATACTTCATAAAGAATAATATAGCATTCTTTAGAGGATCTAGAGTCTTTGCTCATGTAAACCAAGCCGATAAAGATTACGGTGTTCCATTAGATAAAATACAAGACTTCTGTACACAAATAATATAGTGGTATGGGCTTAAAAGTCCATACCGCTTTATTTTTTTGTCTTAAACATCACATTAATAAAGGAGGTCGACTATGGGTAAATTCCTTGACACTACATATACCGCAACGATAAACTCCATCCTAGACTCAGAAGTCAAACGGCTGGATAATACGTTTTATACATTTACAGATAAAGCTCCTACTACTTGTACTTACTACAATATCAATACTAGTAAGAGTACATTAGATGAGTCTACAAGCTTAGCTTATAGTTATACGGATGGAGATTCTCCATTAAGATATAATAGAATTAAAGATACAGTTATCTTTGGTCTTGATAGAGTTCAAGTTCAAATGGATGCTGGTGATTTTGGTCTTGAATCAGATACAATTGAAGGTGATGCTTATATATTACCTAACTCATTTAAACCATATCCTCAAGACTATTTTATTATCAATCACACTAATGAAGAATACCTCTTCAAAGTTACAAGTGTATCATTAGATACATTACCTACTGGGGCTAATATGTATAAGATCTCTTATCGTTTAAGTTCCCATGATGGTGATAACACAGATATTGATTCCTTAGTTGTAGAATCCTATACTATGGATACAACTAATATCGGTACAAACTTATCTCTAGTAATCAAAGATGATGATTACGCTTATATTAGTAAACTAGAAAATATCTGTCAAGATATGATTGCTTACTATAGAAGTCTCTTCTATAGTAATAAAACTCAGACTTTTATTTTTTCTTATGATGAGCATAATTTCTATGATAGTTATATGATTGAGTTCATTAAACGTCATGATATTATGAATACTGGTGACTTAGATTATTTGCACGTAGCACATCAGTTAACTCCTAGAGCTACATTTGCTTTAGACTACTCTAAATCTTTCTTCCATTCATTAGAAAGAAAAGATATTGGTACTATATGTAATCCATCTTGCTATGGTATGCTAGTAGAAGATAAGACATCTATCTTATACTATAGTCTAGAAAACTATTATTATATATTCCATGAATATAAAATGGGCGATTATTGGCAAGTACCTTCATTTGATGATGATACAGTTATGCGTATTAGAGATAATGAACGGTATGAGACTGATGATCTAAACTACTTCAAGAATATTATCATTGATTACTTCAATGATAATACAGATAAGTTGAATAGATATGAAGAGTTCTTACTCAAAACTCTAGAAGACTTTAACTATACTATCCCTCAACATGATATATTTTACTACGTTCCGGTGATCATTTATATCTTAGAACGCCAAGTTCAAACAATATTAAAAAATGTATCACGTTAACATATCAGTAATCTTAATGGAGGTACTGCAATGAACAGTGAACTCGATCAATATTTTAAAGAGCAAATTGACGAGAAAGATGCATTTGACGTAATGGTCGATGAAAACGCTTTCTTAGATTCTTTAATTGCTAAAAGAGATATCATTGATGCCATTGAAAATGGTGACGATGATGATGAAATTATGGATGATGAAGATATTGCATTATCTACATTATCCGATGATGATTTAGATGATCTAGCAGATGATAATGATGATTACATCGATTCTGCTATAGATTAATATTTTAAGGAGGATTTAATAATGGCAGATGATAAAACTATCCATCAAGAGCTTGATGATGCAGCTTCTACTGTAGAAGACGTTGTTGCTGATTCCACAGCTACTGATAACGATATGGATAATACTATCGATAACATCGTTGATGCTATGGATGAAATCGAATTAGATGATGACGATGACAACACTGACATCGATTCCGTAGCTGAGTTAGAAGATGAAGAAATTGATATTGAAGCTGACGATGAAGATGATGCAGCTGAAATTGAATTGCTTTCTGATATCGATCGCACTCATGAAAATGACAGCAAAGATCTTGCTGAAGAAATCGAAGATAACGTTGAGCTTAAAGAAGCTTATGATCTTATCGATGATGAATTAATCGTTTCTATTCAGGAGGCATATGATGAGCACTTTGAAGACTAAACTTGTTAATGTTGAATGCCGTCGTCCAATTCGTTTACGTAACAAATTTGTACGTGGTATCTATCGTGAATTATTAACTGTAGAAGAAATTGCTGATTGCATTTCTCAACAAGCTACAGTACGTGAAATCCTTCCTACTGGTGATACAGTAGTATTAGACTTCACTAATTACAATACAGAAATTCTTCCTTCTATTTCTGAAGAAGAAGCTGCTAAAGCAGAAGCTGAGGCTGCAAAGGCTAAAGCAGCTGAAGAAAAAGCAAAAGCTGCTGAAGCTAAGAAAAAAGAAAAAGAAGTAACACCTGAAGTTAAAGAAGAAACTCCAGTTGCTGCACCTGTAAAAGAAGAAGAAATCGTTGAAAACGCTGAAGAAAAAGTTTCTGAAGCTAAAAAAGCAACAAAAGAAAAAAAATAAGACACATATAGCTCCCATAGGATCTTTGAATCCTATGGGAGATATTTATCATACTTTTCTTTTTTTACCATAGATTCTTACATGAATGAATCTATGTAGATATTGAGCATAATTACCAAGTAAGAATATGGTTACTAGTTTAGCAAGATTACCTAATACCATTACTGTAGTTGCAGTATTGATATTTTGAGTAGCATTCATTGTTAACCAGTAAGACCATCTTACCATAAAATGTGGATCTATAACAGATCCAATAATGATTACCATCGTAAGCAGTAATACTAGATAGTATATTGCTAACGTTGGTCGGAATTGTGATTCCAGTTTCTTAATTTCTTTAATTGTGAATAGCATGATATAACCTCCTTATACTAAATCTTATATCACTATATCACACTTATAATATATTACTCTAGAGGTATTTATGAAGATCTATTATCAAATGTCTACTCGAAATACTAGCTTCATCAAGATGCATCAGTATTTGAAAGCCATTGGGATAAAGAATAATAAATTCATGCTGGCACTTCTAGATCCAGATCTTGCTGGTATAGATCCACATGATCCAAATTTAAGTGCATACTACAAAGGTAAAGTATTAGCCGAATGTATGGTAAACTTCTGGTACTTTGCTCGTGAAGTAGTACGTGTACCAGACCAAGGTGGTAGCGGTAAAGGTATTCCATTAGAGCTACATCGTGGCAATATGGCATTATTCTTCTGCTCTATCTATAATATGAATATATTCTTAGAGCTCCCTCGTCAGCATGGTAAAACATTATCCGCAGACGTTAGATATTTACACTTATTTAACTTTGGTACATCTAACTCTACTATTGCATTTATGCATAAGGCATTAGATGGTTCTAAAGATAACTTACAAACTCTTAAAAACTTACGTGAGTGTTTACCTCCATATCTACGTATGGATCAAACATTCTCTCGTGATGGTAAAAATGCTAAAGTATCAGATACAGTATTGAGACTTGAGCATGCTGTTAACCGAAATAAGATTATCACTGTAGCATCTGCTCGTAATAAGACAGCAGCACAAAACACTCTTCGTGGTAAATCTATTCCATTACTCTGGGGTGACGAATGGGGATTTGCGCCATATAATGAAATCATTTATCTTAACACAGTTCCTGCATTCAAGAGAGCTGCCGATAATGCTAGAGCAAATGGTGCACCTTATGGTATCCTATTCACTACAACACCAGGGTTCTTAACATCCACTGAAGGTATCTTTGCATACCAAATGAAAGAAGATGCAGTTCCATTTTCTGAATTCTGGTATGATAAATCATATCAACAGATTATGGATATAATGAATTCTAATACTAAGTCTACTTTCGTATATATCAAGTTCAGTTATGCTCAACTTGGTAAATCAGAAGACTGGTTCAGAGAAATCTGTAGAACTATGAATAACCATTGGGAAGACATCCGTCGTGAAGTACTTCTTGAATGGTCTCAAGGTTCTGACAATTCACCATTTACTTTAGATGAATTAGAAACGGTATCTCGTTTAACTAAAGATCCTGATAATATCATTGAAGTATTAGGTGGTAAATTCCAAGTCAAACTATTTGGTAAGATTGACTATGGACGAAATGGTAAACCTATAGATCCTCCAATAATGGGGGTTGACGTATCTGGTGGTTATAGACGAGATAGTTCTGCTATTACTATTATTGATAGTAAGACTACTAAAGTTATCGGTACGTTTAAATGTAACTATATTAGTCAAATTGAGTTGGCTAAGATTATAGTTGAATTGACACAAAAATATATGCCTAATGTAGTAATCAACGTCGAACGAAATGGTGTAATAGAACGCACTGCATAGATAGAAATGTCTATGTATCAATAGGGTTAATTGCTTTGACATGTGTGGAGTAAAGTTATCTCCCATGTTTAGCAGCGAAAGCTTCTTAATAAGAAGACACGTTCAACGATCATCTCCTGACGGGAGAGTAGAACCGCAAGCGATTGGCGGAAGAAAAATTCTAGCCTCAGCAAGTAAAGTTGGAGGATGACAAATGATCTAGACACGTCCTGTAATGGGAGTGGATGCCAGAACGCACGGGTATAGAGTAGCGTCTATATCTAAATACAGTCGGGTTCGGGGCGTCGGTTATTGCATTACTTAAGAAGGCGGGTATCTCTAAGAACTTATACTTCGAGCATAAAGAAAAGATACTCGAAGAACGTTTTGAAGGTCCTGGGGCAATTAAGAAGACTAAAGCTTTAGTTAAAGTATTTGGTCTTGATTCAACTAAGAATGTACGTGAACTCTTAATGGAAATCTTAAGAGAACGTATGGATAATCATAAAGATAAGTTTGTTACTAGACAACTTTATGATGAATTTATTGGTTTAGAAGTTAAACGTAATGGTAAGATAGAGCACTCTGCTAATACACATGACGATTTAACTTTCTCTTATCTCATGGCATTATATGTATGGTATGAAGGTAAGAATCTTAAAGAAAACTTCGGTATTACAAAGCAAGGTATCAAGACCGATAATGATGTTGATGATGTAGTATTCGATGTTGGAACAGAGACTGTTGAGATCTATGATGAAATCCATCAAGTTCAACAGGAAATGAATAAAGATAATCCTGAAGAGATTACTCCGATGGATAAATATAAAGCCATGATTAAAGCTCATGGTATTACTTACCAAGAATGGGAGAAAGCTGAGAGAGCTAAAGAAGATGCAGCTCTTAAAGAAGCATTTAGAAATCCTGAATTCTTGAAAGCTTATGCTTATAAATATAATATGACTAAAGATGCTATAGATCAGATTCGTAATGAGACTGAAGGAGAATTAGATCCATCGGCATTTACTTCTATCTATAGTTTAGATGATCCAAATGTCAAGAGTCATATATCTGGTAACCTTGCAAAATTTTATGATAAAGTTTAAAAATTATTTATCTAGTTACAATATAGTAAATTTATACAAATCTATTTTTGTAAGGAGGAGCTATGTTCGGATATAGTACAGCAAGTGGCTATGAATTAGCCAATGAGCATCAGTTATCTGAAATCTTAGCAAATTTTAGTAGTGATTATATTTACGATGTGATCTCAGATCAGATTAATAAACGTTACGAGTTTGCTATTATACCAAAACCTAATATTGTAAACACCTTTAAATCTAATTTTGATAATATCCGTGCAAACTTCCCAATGGATGTCGAAAATACTAACGCAGTAGAAGGAGACACATATCGGAATATTATTGATATTATTTGTAATTCTTGTAATATGTCATTCGATACCATGACGGATGACAATATTTATCTTGCTGCAGCTGCATTATATGACTTCTTAGTCTGTAGCTTCAATAAGCATATGGTCGATTTCGTTATCGGATTGATCGTTAGAGAACAAGACTCTATCTACTCTGCTTTAGAGCTAGAAGAATCTAAAAAGAATAAAGATAGTTCTACTATCTACAACCGTAAGACTATGGAGAATACTAAGTTAGCAGTTATTAATGCTAACTTACCACAAGTACTCCAATATGTCGCTACATTGGAAATTAATATGATTGATCTTCTTCAAAGTTGCTATCAACAACCTATGGTTGATTTGATTGTAAGTAACTTTGGTGAAAATGTTAATATCTATAATGACTTTATGAGAGTCATCTTATCTAATGAAAACTTCTTACCTGAATATATTACTGAGATACGTCTACGTATTCAAGGGTTAGGTTAATCATGGAAAAGAAAGAAATTACTATTACTAGAGACTTCACTAGACCTATATATAGACCTGGTGAAGAAATTGATGAATCAAATATGACAGAAGCTACAACTTTTGATCATGATATAATTTTAGAAGAAGATGAGGAGTATACTAATGACAACAACGGCTAAAGAGGACATCAAATTTGTAAAGAACTTGGCTAAAGAAGCTGAGGGTTTAACGGAAACTGAAATTTCCAATTTGGAAACCGTATCCGAAGAGGATATGGCTAAATTCCCTGAAGGTGAAATCATTCAACCAATCGTCCCAGAAACTATTCCTACTGTAGAAGAAATCGAAAAGATGGAAAAAGTAGAAGTATTACCTGAGGAGGATAAGGCTGATGCCGACTTTCCCTCCAACGAAGGAGCAGTTGAGAGCGGACGTGAAAGCGACACTACTACAGGTGAAAGCAC